CTTAATGATTTATTAATTCTTGAATCTGGATCTCTTGCAGTTTTAGCAGAAGTTAATCTTTTTTTCATACCTTTCATTCTAGCACAAAATGATTTTCTTCTTTTAGCTGCTTTAGATCCTGCTTTTAATTTTGATGGTTTAGTTGTAACTGCAGTTTTTAATTTAGAACCAGGATTAGCTCTTCTGTAAGATGCAACACCTTTTGCATTTAATCCACCAGATTCGGACTTACCTTCTTTACGTTGCCACGCTGGAGATTTACTTCCTGATTTAAACTGCCTTCTGTACATTACGCTTGAGATTTTTTAATAGCCTCTGCTGTAGGTGCACCCTTAGCACCTTTTGCTCTCATTTTTTCACCACGTTTTCTTTTTTGATGAATGTTATACCAAAGACCTTTTTTAGCTTTTTTGCCTTCTTTAGTTGTGTGGTATTCTGAAGAACCACCATTTTTAAAATTTGATCTATTAAATTTATTCATATTAAACCTTCTTTGCTAATTTTTTATTTATTTTCATTTGAACATTTTCAGGTAATTTTGAAAAACCTTTATATTTTTTTTTCATAGGTTTTTCTCCAGTTTTTGGAGAACCACTACTTCTACAAACTCTACTGTTTGTTGTTTGGTTATTATATCTTGGGTTTGCCATATTTATTTCCTTTTAATTAAGTCAGTTGCTTTTAATCCGTAAACGCTAGCAATAACACCTACGAAAATTGTTTGATACCAAAATGGAAGTTGTGAAAAATATTCGAAGAACAATTTCATTTTCTCCATCGCACTTGGATCATCCGAAAATACTGCCCATGATAATAATGCAATTGGAGCCGAAAGCAATAATAAAATAAATTCGTCTTTCCAGTCGGAATTTCTTGATTCTAATAATTTGCCTTGGTACTCCGCCTCTCCGTTCGCCATTTTTTCTGCATGACGCATTTGTGCATCCGCCATTAACATTTTTGTTTTCTGACGATTTTTAAATATGTGAGAGCCAGCTTGAGCGGCTAATTTAATAGCGCTAAACCACATATTAATACCAGGTAGCTTTTCTTTTCTTTTCAGCTAACATTCTTTTTTGACCTCTGACTTGTTCTTTGTCACCCATCGGTAAACCATTGAACGCTTTGTCAGCTGTAGTCTTAGATCTTGGATCTATTTCTACATTTTGCTCAGGAATGTTAATGTCTTTTTGTTTTTTATAGTTCATCATGATTTTTTACCTTTTTCTACCCCTTTTATAACACCTTTATTCTTAGATGCATAGAATATCTTTTCACCTTTTTTCTTACCATACTGTTTTTTCATGGATTTCATAATTTTTTTACCTTTTTCAGTCATTGGCATAATTATTCCTCCATCATTATGTTAGCTTGATTGATTCCTTTGCCTGCAAGACTGACTCCAGCTCTTAATTTAGCTAAATCTTCGTTTTGTTCCATCTTATCTTCAGCTAATTCTCTTGCTTGAACCAATTTTGCTCTATCAAGGTCTGCTTTTTCTTGGTCAGCTTGTTTTTTACGTTCATTTTCCATTGCTCTTAGGTCAACTTCTCTTGATTTTAGTTTTAAAAGTGGATCATTGTCGTATTGAGACGTAATTTCCTTCTCTTCTTTTGCAAAATCAGCTGTTAACTCTGCAACAAGTACTGCTTTTCTCGCTTCAAGGGTTTGAGAAAACTGTTGTAACTGTTGTTGAGCCATTGGATCTTGTTGTGCTTGTACTTGTAGCACTTGAATTTGTCTTAATTGTTCTGCAAACTCTAATTCTACTTGTTCTTGAGCCATTAAACTGATGTGTTCAAGAATATTTTTTTGTATTGAAGCCATAACCATTGGATTATTTCTTACAATGTTAGTAGACATGAAAGTTAAGTGCGCTGTAACGTGTGCTCTATGATCTTGACCTCTAAATGCTTGGAAAGGTTTTGAACCTAAAGCATTAATGTGTTCTAAACTTGGATCTATTGGTTGTACTGGAGCAGGTGGTGGTAATACTTGATCAATATTTTTTACACCTAACGCTTCATACATTTTTCTATACGCAGAATACAAATTATGTATTTGTGGATTTGATGTTGCAAGTTGCAATTCTGTTTGGGCCATTGATATTCTTTGAGCCATTGAGAATATGTTTGGATCTGCAACAGGTAAAATATCTACTCTGTCATCAAAATCCATTTGTTTAATTTCTCTTCTGCCACCAACTACATCAAATGGATAAACAGGTGGTAAATAAGTTTTAAATACTTTTGCAAGTAATCTAAATTCTTTTTTCATTCCTGAATACAATCTTTTATGAATTGCAGACATAACTCTTGAACCTCTTTCAAGTAATGCAACTGTAGTTCCAACTGCAGCATTCTGATTACCTTCGCCTACTTGCATATCAGCAATTGCCGCGAATCTTTGACCTGCTTGTACAACAATACCCATTAATTGTAATAGTGTTGGACTTGGTTCTTTGTAAGGTAAAGTCATAAATGCATCTCTTAAATTACCACCTGGTGCATCTACATCTCTAAATTCACCTGGTTGTAATGGAGCCGCTTCATCTCTAACTCTGATACCTCTTTGCTTAAATCCAGCAGGTAAATTAGATAAAGTTCCTGCATCTAATAATTGACGGAGAGCAGCTGTCGCCGTTCTGCTCAATCCGCCAATCATATGAATTAATCCAAAGCCATAAAATCCTAGACCCGGTAGAAATTTAAAATGGACAAAATATTGGATCTTATTTCTCTTTGGATCTGTTGGTTCGTAGTTTCTTCTAATTGATAAAACTTTTCTAGAAGTTTCATCTACAGTTACGATGTAAGGTAATTTTATTCCAGTAGGATTTAATTCGTTATCTTTATCTTCAAATCCTTCTAAATCTAAATTAACATGACACTCTAAAAGAGTGTATACCATTTCTTGTTTACCTGATTTTCTAGTTCCTTCTAGTTCTCGTTCTTTTTTCTCAATCTCGTCTTCTTTGTCTTGTGGTTTTTGTAATTCAATGTCTGCATAAAAACCAGCGACTTGTTGTTTTCTTAAATCGTTTTCAGATATTTTTATTGTTTCAACAATTGCATCCGCATCATCTAATGAGGTAGCTGAATACGGAACTACTAAATCATCTGCAGGTACAAACTTAGAAACAGCTCTACCTAACAGTTCATCATAGTAAACTTTTTTAAATGTAGAACCTGCAAGTGGTAAATGAAATAACATCTGATCAAACTCAGGTTCATACTCTTCCATCTTTTCCATTAATTCATAGTTCATGTAATCTTTAACACGTTGTGCTTGAGCAGCTTTTGCTTGATCTGGATTACCTACGATTTGAGTTCTAACTGGTCCTTCTGCAGGTAATAATTCTTTGTAAGCTCCTGCTTGGAATTGTGTGACTGCTTCTGCAAGCACTGGGTGTGTTGCACCTGAAGCTCCAGTAAAAGGTTCTGTTCTATTATTATATTTAAATCCTAATAAATCTAAACCTTGTTTATAAGTTTGTTCCCAATCTTTTCTTGATGACTTGTAGTCCATATAATTTTCTACAAGTTCATTTCCAATTGGATCTAAAATATCGTCTGGTAATAATTCTGCTAAATTATCAAAGTGAGTAGGTTGCCCTTCGATGTTAACTTTACTTGGATCAAAGTTAACTTCGACGCTTCCGTCTTCTTGTTCGTTTACTTCAATAGGTTGTTCAGAAAGCTCTTCAGCCTTCTGTTCTTCAATTTCGATTTCCTCTTGAGGATCAACCTCGATTGATGTTTTTACGTTTGGTAACGATTTGTCTATATCTGCCATTTATATTCTCCGGTGTATTGGATGTTTTAACCTGTTTTAGAGGAATATTCAAGCCTTGTGGATTGGGTCCTCTTTTAGGTGGTATTGTGGTTGTTAGTTTTTTAGTCATAGTCTGAAAAGTCTTGATAATAAGGACTACCTTCTTCACCAGAGCCATATTTAGTTTCTAAATATTCTGCTTGGGATACTTGGTTTTCATTTAGGTCTTGTACTTTTTTAAGTTTCTCTTGTCTAATTTTTAAATCTGTTTCATCTAATTGACCTGTTGCAAATTGTTTTAAACTAGAGACATCAGAGTTTAAATCTTCAATTCCTTCTACAATATTTTCCCCGTCAAACTCTATCTCATAATCATCAGGTCCCATTCTTATTCCTCTTGGCTCTACTTCTAATGCTTCAAAACTAGCTGGAACTGTTTGACCAGTTTCTAATTTTTCTGGTGCTTTATAAGATAATGTTACACTTTGTTCACCCATGTTTGTAGGTGAATCATAATCAACTGTAATGTTTCCAGTTTCTAAATCTTGTGTAACTCTTACTCCTTCTTGTTCACCTAATTTCATTACATGAACAGTTTCTCTATCTTTTGTTGCAGCTTGTTTTGTTATGTCATCACCTTCTCTAATAATTTTACTAACTAATGCATCAAACCAAGCAGGCTTACCACCAACGTTTGCAGTTTGCACTGCAGCTTTTTCTGCAACTTTTGCAACCCTTCCAAAGTCATCACCAAATCCTAACATCTTCGCTAAAATGACTGCACCTCCTGCACCACTAACTTTTAAAAATTCTCTCCTGTTAGTTCCTTTTGCACTTAATACTTCATCAATTTCTTTTTCCATTATTTGTTTAGTTACATCATCTGCTGGAAGATTTCTTGCTTTTGCATATGATTGTAAAAATTTAACACCTGGAAATATTGGTGCAGCTAATTCAACACCAAGTCCAACTGTTTCTCCTAATGCAACTGGAGCTGCAGTGGACCCTCTTTCAATCATTTTTTCTTTTTCACCTTCAATTAATTTATCAAGTCCAAGTTTTTTCTCCATAGATGTTGGAGTTATGTTTTGTAAAAACTCTGTAAAGATTCCTGTACCTTCTAATGTTTTTTTATTACCTGTATCCATCATGTCAAACTCATCAATAAATAATTTACCACCAGGTAAATTATAATCTTGTACATAATCTGAATCTGCATCTACAACTTTGAACGCAGGTTTTTGTATCAAGTCACTTGCAAGTTTTCCAAGTGCAGGTAATATTCTTGCACCAAACTCTGCAACTCTTACTCCTGATCTTGCTAAAATATCTGCGTAGTAAGGATAGTTTCTTGGATCAATCATATCATTTAAATGTGTAACTGGATTCATAGTTTCTTTAAATGTTTGCATCTGAGGTAATTCAGCGTTTGGGTTTGTAAAATAATATTCTAATTCTTTTGCAAAATTATCATCAGCTCCTACTGCACCTCCACCACTAAAT